CTGGTGATGGTGATGTAACTCTTACAGGAACACAGACTTTAACAAATAAAACTTTAACAGACCCTATATTAAGTCCTGGATCAGCAACTGCTGGTAAGGTAGAATTTTTAGAAGGTACAGACAATGGTACAAACAAAGTAACATTGATTGGTCCTGCTGCAACAGCCGATGTCACAGTAACATTACCTGCAGCAACTGACACATTAGTTGGAAAAGCTACAACAGATACTTTAACAAACAAAACTTTAACTAGCCCTGCGATAGGGACAAAAATTTCAGATACAAATGGAAACGAATTAATTAACCTTACTGCAACAGGTTCAGCAGTTAATGAATTTACTTTAGCAAATGCTGCAACAGGCAATGGTCCAATTCTATCAGCAACAGGTGAAACTAACGTTGATATAAATTTAAATCCTAAAGGAACAGGTGTACTTAAAAGTGCAACTGCTGCAGTTAAAATTGCAGGACTGGAGACTATGTGGGTTCCAGCAGCAGCAATGTATGGAGCAACAACTAATGGTGCTGACCCTCAACAAATAGAAACAACTGCTGGAAGACCTGACATGAAAGTATTAGACTTTGACCCAGGTACAGCTGAAGCTGCACAATTTTCAGTAGCTTTTCCTAAATCATGGAATGAGGGTACAGTAACTTATCAAGTTTATTGGTCTCCAAGTAATACAAATACAGGAAACTGTTTATTTGAATTAGCAGGAGTTGCATGTGGTGATAGTGATACTATTGATGTTGCTTATGGAACAACAATAACTGTTACAGACGCAGGGATTGGAACAGTAGAAGATCAACAAGTTTCACCAGTAAGTGCTGATTTGACAATCGCAGGTTCTCCTGCAGTAGATCAATTATGTTATCTTCAAGTACGAAGAAATGCAGCAAACGGTTTAGATACTTTTACTGGAGATGCAAGAGTTCTTGGTATCAAAATATTCTTTACTACTGACGCTGCTAACGACGCATAAGGAATTTAGATATGAGAGATTTAAAAAATAAACTTATTTCAAGTAAAAATACAAAAAATACACAAACACTAAAAAGTAAATCTTTTGGTTATCAAGTTTTAGGATTTGGTTCTGGTGGAAGCGCTCCACCTTCTTTTGTAGTTGCTACAGGAGGCACTGTATCAACAGAAGGTAATCATAAAATTCATGCATTTACAGGAAACGGTACTTTTGAAGTTACAAATGCTGGAGACCCATCAACATCAAATTCAGTAGAATATATAGTTGTAGCCGGCGGTGCTGGTGGCGGACGATATATTTCTGGGGGCGGTGGTGCAGGAGGTTTAAGAGATAATTTTCCACAACCAGCAACAGGAGGTCAACCTGTTACAGTTCAAAGTTATCCAATAGTTGTCGGAGGAGGCGGTTCAAGTGTTTCTCCAGGTTCCCCAATGGGTGCTACAAAAGCGGCTGGAGGTAACGGTTCTGCTTCATCTGCATTTGGAGTTTCCACTGTAGGAGGTGGAGGAGGCGGTGCAGATAGAATGGCAAACGGAAATCCAGGAGGCTCTGGTGGAGGACAAGGTGGTAGAGGTACGTCTGCTGCTGGATCAGGAACTACTGATGAAGGAAATAATGGTGGTGCAAGAAATGATGCTGGAGGCGGTGGCGGTGGTAAAGGTGCTGTCGGCGGAACAGGAAGTCCAAATAATGTAGGTGGTGTTGGTGGAGTAGGTAAAGCCTTTCCAACTGCTTATGTTAGTTCAAATGGAGAGCCTAGTGGTGGTAATCAATATTTTGCTGGCGGAGGTGCTGGAGGAATATACTCAACACCTAATGGGCCCAGTGCAGGAGGATTAGGCGGTGGCGGAGAAACACCACCTGCAGGTAGTTTAACTAACGGTAATGCTGGAGATGCAAACACAGGAGGCGGCGGTAGCGGAGGAACTATACAAGGTACAAGTAGTGCTGTTCCTGGTGCTGGTGGCTCAGGTATAGTAATAATAAGGTATAAGTTTCAATAATATGGCACACTTTGCAAAAATAGACGATGACAATTTAATTCTAGCAGTACATTGTGTTGACAATCACAATTTGTTAGATGAAAATAATGAAGAACAAGAATTATTAGGACAACAATATTTACAAACACATAGTAATTGGCCTGCAGAAAAATGGATACAAACTTCATACAATTTAAATTTTAGAATAAATTTTGCACAACTAGGTGGAACTTGGGATGCTACAAATAATATGTTTTGGCCCGCTAAACCATATCCGTCTTGGGTTAAAAATGTTTCTGCAAAAGAATGGCAATCTCCAGTAGGAGACGCACCTGATTTAACAGAAGAACAAATTTCACAAAACAATGCATTAACTCATTTATGGTTTTATAATTGGAATGAAGATAATGGAAGATGGGATTTAACAGACGATAATTTATAATTGATTATTACTATAATTAGATTATAATAATATCGCTTATGCAAAAGAAAGAATTAACAAGCACTAGTCTGTATTATGGTAAAGTTAACATGCCTAAAGGATTTGAAATAAATCCTAAACCATTAATCATGGGTACTTTTGAACAAGAGTATCTTAATAAAAAATTTCCTTTCTCAAGAGATTTAGATAAAGTTGATACCTATATTAGAGATTATGCAATAGCTAAACATAAACTATCATTAGAGGGTATTGAAACATGGGGTAGTTTTTATTTACCATTACAATCTTCAAAAATAATGAAACACAAATATAATTTTACTGTTCTTTATGGAACAAAAATACACAAAGATAGTTGTGAAGTAACTATCTTTGTAAATGAAAATAAAGAACATGTTGTTAAATTATCTACAAATGATTTTATTATGTTTCCATCTAATAAAAGTTATTACGTAAACTCGAATAAAAGCCATAAAATTAATTTTATACAAAGTATGTTATATGAACTTAAGTGATTATTTTTATTGTTTTCCGTCTGCTTTACCAGAAAGAATTTGTGATGAGATTATAGATTATGGTTTAAGTTGTCAGGATCAAATAGGGATAACAGGAGGAGAAGGTGTGTCAAGAGACGTGTCTAAAAATCCTTTAAATAATAAAGAAAAACAAAATTTAAAAAAATTAAGAAATTCAAATGTTGCTTGGTTAAATGATAATTGGATTTATAAAGAAATACATCCATACATAGATGAAGCAAATAAAAGAGCTGGCTGGAATTTTGATTGGGATTCTTCTGAGTCTTGTCAATTTACAAAATATAAATTAAATCAATATTACGATTGGCATTGTGATTCTCAAGATACTCCATACAAAGATAAAACAAAACCCAATGCATTTGGTAAAATAAGAAAGCTGTCAGTAACTTGTCAATTAAATGATGAAAGCGAATACGATGGTGGAGAATTAGAATTTGACACAAGATCATACATGCCCCACGATAAAAAAATTATACAATGTAAAAATATTTTACCTAAAGGTACAATTATAGTTTTTCCTAGTTTTGTGTGGCATAGAGTAAAACCTGTAACATCTGGAACAAGATATAGTCTAGTTGTTTGGAATTTAGGAAAACCTTATAGATGACAGAAATAGTTTTATTCCCAAAAATATTAAAGTTTTTTCAATACAAAAAACCACTAACAAATTTAATTAAAGAAAGTTATTTAATAGAAAAAAAATATAATCTTGGTGGAAATAATTGGTATGATTCAAATAAAATATATAACACTTGTGGCACTTATAATTTATACAACAACAAAAAATTTAAAAATATTTTATTGTGGATTGAAACTTGTGTAAAAGAATATTGCGATAGATTACAAATTTACTCTAACATTTATGAAAAAAATGCTTGGTTAAATATTTACAGAAAAAATCAAGGTCAAGAATATCACGATCATCATGTCTATAATATAAGTGCTATTTTTTTTATTAAAGGTCCTATTAATTCTGCTAAAGTTTTGTTTACAGATTTTAATGAAAAGTCTAAATTACCTATAAAAAATTTTATAGATGTTAATTCAACAGTTTGGAAAGTATCATTTACTGAAGGAACTTTGATTGTTTTTAGATCAGATCTTATTCACTCAGTAGAACAACACATGGTAGATGAGGATAGAATATCAATAGCTTTAAATTTTAACATAAAAAAATAATATGAAATATAATTATAAAAAAGACAAAATAGCCATAATTAAAAAAGCAATTAACTTAGACTTAGCTAATTTTATTTACAATTATTTTTTAATTAAAAGGCAAGTTGCACAAACTATGTTTGAAACAAAATATATATCTTTATTAACAGAAGATTATGGACATTGGAGAGATAAACAAGTACCTAACACATACTCTCATTATGCAGACACTGCTATGGAAACTTTGTTGTTATCAGTTCAACCTACTTTAGAAAAAATAGTAAAACATAAATTAGTTCCTAACTATTCTTACGCTAGAATTTATAAACAAGGAGATGTTCTTGAGAGACATAAAGATAGATACTCATGTGAAATATCAGTAACGTTAAATCTTGGCGGAGACCCATGGCCAATATTTATAGATAAAACAGGAAAAGAAAATCAAAAAGGAAATAAGGTAACATTAAAACAAGGGGACATGTTAGTTTATAAAGGACAAGAATTAGAACATTGGAGAGACCCTTTTGTTGGTCAAGATTGCGTGCAAGTTTTTTTACATTACAATAAACATAATAAAAATAATAATAATATTTTTGACGGAAGATTACATGTAGGACTTCCGTCTTGGTTTAGAAAATAATTTATTTTATTATTTTAGTTTTAAAAGCAAGAGTAATTCTAACTCCATCGTCAGGTGCTAAACCTCGATGCATTTTATTAGAATCAAAACATATTAATCTATTTTGAACAAATTTAATTTTATTTGTTCCTTTTATTTGAAAAGCACTATCTTTTTTTCTAGTTTTAGTCGCCATATATAAACAAGTAATATCTCCATCATCTGTGTGAAAAGAACCATTCATTTCTTTCCATTGGATATTTAAATACATTCTTAATAAACTTAAATTTATATCTAATGTTTTTTTTAATTTATAAAAAAGATATTTGTTGATTGGCTCATTGCTATCTAAAAGATGACTGTAAAAATTATCATTAATATTTTTATGTTTATCTAAAGACGAATGTCCAAACCAGTGGGCTTTCTCATATAAAAAGTTATGTTCTAAAAACTCAACTAAATCTTGGTCTAACCAATCATCAATTATTTTTTTCATTTATTTATAATTTAATTGATAGCCTAAATTAAAAGCTATTGCGTATTTAGATTTTGTTGTTTTGTTTCTTTCTGCATAATGGTTTAAAAAACTAGAAAAAATAACAAATTTATTTTTTTCCGGTTTTACAGTTTTTTTTACTTTAGGAAAATTTAAAACTTGTAAATGATTATTAAGATATAAAACCCCTGACATAAAACAAGATTCATGATTATGTACTGTTGTTCTATGGCTAAAATTTTCTTTTAAACCCCAAGCACTTTGCAAATAATATGGAGGAACATTAGGGTATGAATCTATTTTATCTAATATAGGAAGTAAAAAATTATGAAAATTTGTGTCATTTATAAAAAAATCCCAACTAGTCATGTATGATTTTAAATTAGTTTGAAAACTTTTGTTATCTTCGCTACCTATACCCTCTTCAATTTTATCTATAAAATAAGAACAATTTATATTTGATTTACCTGTTATAAAAGTATAATCTACCGGTATTTGTGAAGTTATCTCTGTATCAATCTTCATATTTCTAAAGCCTTTTTAACAAAGAACACTGATAATTCAAGTGTTTTAAACTTATTATTAATGTGCTAAAAGGAGAATTATGTTACAAAAACTAGGTTTTTTACCAGGATTCAATAAACAAGTTACATCTACCGGTGCAGAGTCTCAATGGATAGACGGAGAAAATGTACGTTTTAGATATGGTACACCTGAAAAAATAGGTGGTTGGAATCAATTAGGTGCAGCTAAGTTAACAGGTGCAGCTAGGGGTTTGCATCATTTTGTAAACAAAGCATCAACAAAGTTTGCAGCTATAGGAACTAATAGAATTTTATATGTGTATTCTGGTGGAGTGTTTTATGACATACACCCTTTAGTTAATCCATCAGGAACAGCTATTACAAGTGCGTTTAGCACGGTTAACGGATCACCAACTGTAACTATTACATTTCCAACTCCAACTACTTTTAAAGCAGGTGATATAATTTTATTTGGAGATACATCTACTTTTAGCGCTATTACAAATTCTAATTTTGGTGCTACTGATTTTTGTGACAAAACATTTATGGTAACTAGTGTACCAACAACAACCACTATAACTATTACAATGCCTAGTAATGAAACAGGAAGTGGTGCAACAACATCAGGTGGTATAAAATACTATCAATACTATCACGTTGGACCGGCAGAACAGATAGGTGCGTTTGGTTGGGGTATTGCATTGTGGGGTGGTAATTTATTAGGTGCACTAACTAATACATTAAACGGAGCTATTAGTGCTACATCAGGCGGAAACAATGGTTCTGCTACAGAAATTACATTAACCAATGCAACAGGTTTTCCTTCAACAGGTACGAACCATGTTACAATAGGGACAGAAGAAATATCTTATACAGGAATTTCTGGAAATAAATTAACAGGTATAGGAAGAGCGGCACGAGGTTCAACAGCTACAACTCATTCTAATGGTGCAACAGTAACTAATTCATCTGGTTTTACTGGATGGGGATCGCCAGCAGCTAACACTGACCAAGTAACAGATCCTGGTCTATGGTCCTTGGACAATTTAGGTTCAACACTTATTGCGTTAATACATAACGGAGAATGTTTTGAATGGGATGGTGATGCAACAAATGCAACAACAACAAGAGCAACTATTATAACCGGTGCTCCGACAGCATCACGTGATATGTTAGTCTCTACACCTGACCGTCACTTAGTATTTTTTGGAACAGAAACAACTATTGGTGATAAAACTACACAAGACGATATGTTTATAAGATTCTCGTCTCAAGAAAATATAAATGACTATACACCTACAGCTGAAAATACTGCTGGTACACAAAGACTGGCCGCTGGATCACGGATCATGGGTGGTAAACTAGGTAGAAATGCAATTTATATTTGGACGGATACATCGTTATTTACTATGCGTTTTGTGGGTCAACCATTTACATTTGCCTTTGAACAAGTTGGTACAAACTGTGGATTGATTGGCATGAATGCAGCAGTAGAAGTTGATGGTGCCGCTTACTGGATGTCTGATAATGGTTTCTTTAGATACACAGGTAAACTAGAATCAATGGATTGTTTAG